CCATTATCGCGTCCTCAACAATGAATTTTGTGATGTGGTGCCTGGTGCCTCCAGGTGACGTTAACCAGTTAACAATTAACGCCGGATTGTTAGTTGATGTCTGTTACGCCAGTAAAAGACCGCTTGTTTTAACTGTTCCGCGTGCGCTTAGCCGCATTCACCGCATCACAAAATACACTTTAAAAATGGCGGATATCCATTTCCGCCGAATCACCAGAAAAGTGATAACAGAGGCTGTTGTGGCGGTGTTGTCACTCAGGCGTATGGTCAACCTGACAACCCGGTGCATTTTCTGGAGCAATGGAGAAAGCCCCAGCCATACTTACCGCCGCGACATTTCGCGGATTGCCACAACCGGAAGCGTACGGTCGAATTAAATTTAACGACGACCTGTACAGAGAGACTAACTTCGCCGTGCGCTTTCGTGTTATGCCCTGACTTTTCAGGGATATGTTCTTTCAGTAAACTGTCAGTGCCGGATTCTTATCCGTGTCCGGCGCACGACCACACGTGACAGCGTGTTGGTCTCCATCATTAACCCGGAACCTCTATGGAGGATAATATGCAAGTTGATATTATTAGCCCTGTAACTGATCCATATGCTTGCGCACATCAGGCTCTTCTGGCACTAATCAACGCTGGAAAAATTGAAAATTCCGCTATGTGCTTTGAAGAGTTGAAACAACTTGTGCGCTTGTATGAATATATTAAAAAACAATCACAAGATACGGCGTAATATTTAAAATACTTTCTGTTATATGGGCCTGCTATAATGCTGGCCCATATTTCTAACCCCTCTATAAGAAAAACATATTATTATGGCAATTTCTTCGGTAGCTCTTCAGAAAGCTGAGTTGTTTTAATTATGGTTTTTAAATAATCATCGCTTTCACATTTGAGTGATTCTATGGCAATCCAGATGCGGGCTTCGGTGCCTGCATTTGGTTCCAGTTGCTGTAGACGTTTTGCATCTTCCAGTAGTAAGGCGATAACGTGTTTCAGCTTCTCATCATTCGCTTGATTCTTGTTTTCAGGCGAATTTTGTCCGCCGAATGGCCACTTTTCTTCGTACAGCCCGATAAAGGTTCGACGCACGTTACCGGATATATTATCGATGGTTTCTTTTTCTACGGTACTCAGGTCAAGAGTCGCCAGTTGAGAACGAACTATATTCGCTGCCATTTCCTGGAATGGTACTGGTAAATCTTTAAATTCCATCGTCAACCTCATCAGTCAGTGTTTCTGGCTAACCAGCGACGCGCGCCAGCTTCAGTTTTAAACGTTTTGCTTCTGGTATACGTCATCGCGGTAAACGTGCCGTCCTGGTTGGGAAACACGCCGCATACCAGAGATTCGTTGTTGCCAAGATTGAGCGTATCCATGTTGACCTCATTCCCCCTTAACGCCGGGGCGCGGAACTAAAAACCTGCTGCGCTGTTATACAAAGTGTTCCCGCCGTCATGTTCATACGCCTCGGGCTGGCTACTTAACCCTTGACCACTGCCGGGTAACTCGAAGTATTGCCTGGCGTTCTGTGGGGCGGGGTGGTATGGGAAAACTATAGGTAATGCCTAATCTGTTGTCAATAGGCTATGCCTAATGTTTTGCGTGCAACCTAATAGGCAATGGTATGTGGGAGAGGTAATAGGAGTTAACTAACGGGATCTAGGCGTTTCCCGTCGGACCATATAAGTCTAAGTTCCTGTCTTGGTGATGTTCTGGCTTTTTCGTTCTGATTCTTGATTTTTCAAGTAGTTACCTACCTTCATTTCCATAGCAGCAATGTAGGCGCGAACGTCATGATCAACCCAACCAGGTTCCGTAGCATTTCCAGATAAGAGGAAAGCTACAATTGCTCTTTTTTCATCAGAGGCGGCTTGATAAAGGCTGTTTATGTTTGAAAGTGCACCGTTTGTATCTGAACTGGAAGGGGTTGGTATGGGGTATTTGTTAAGGCCCCAATGCTCTGGACCAACTACATCAGAAAAGAAACGCCATAGTTCTGGAAGTTTGTCTTTACTTATTGAACCTTTCTTCATCCAGTCATGAATTGATGGTGGTTGGACGTTGAAATGGCGTGCGATCTCCGCCTTTGATTTGACGGCTCCTGATGCAATTTTTTTGTTAATGGCCTGCTCTATCGCTCGGCCTAAGTCTTTACCACTAAGCATTGCTTAATAGTCTCCTATGCGCATCGCATTAGGCAATCCCTACCTTTAGTGTGTTAGGCATAGCCTATTGACAATGATGTTAGGCGCAGCCTAATATTGTTGTGTGTTTTTGGGAGTTCATTCGATGAAAAAAGAGAACTATTCATTCAAACGAGCTTGTGCTGTTGTCGGTGGGCAATCAGCAATGGCTAAGCTTTTAGGTGTATCACCTCCAAGTGTAAATCAATGGATCAAAGGTGTACGTCAGCTGCCTGCTGAGAGATGTCCAGCGATTGAACGAGCAACAAAAGGTGGTGTCCTGTGTGAAGAACTTCGTCCTGATGTTGACTGGTCATACTTACGACGCTCGTCATGTTATTCGCAGAATATGTCGATGAAGCAACCAAATGACGAAAACGATCATACCCGAAGCATCAAGAGGCAAATGATTCATGAAAATCAAGCATGAGCACATCCGTATGGCGATGAATGCCTGGGCATATCCTGATGGTGAGAAAGTTCCCGCAGCTGAAATAGCCCGGACTTATTTTGAGCTGGGGATGACGTTCCCGGAACTGTACGACGACAGCCATCCGGAAGCCCTGGCTCGTAATACCCAGAAAATTTTCCGCTGGGTGGAGAAGGACACGTCTGATGCTGTTGAAAAAATTCAGGCGCTGTTACCGGCGATCGAAAAGGCGATGCCGCCTTTGCTGGTGGCCCGTATGCGCAGTCACAGTTCTGAATATTACCGGGAGATCGTCGAACGACGGGATCGGCTGGTGAAAGATGTGGATGATTTTGTCGCTGTAGCGATCGCCTGGGGCACCCTGACTAACAGTGGTGGTCAGCCTGGTAATGCAGTTGTTGTGCATTGACCAACAATATTTATACCGGATTTCTTCCGGAAGTTCGTGGGTAAAGTTCGGTATCAGAAGAGGTGAGTATGGCTAATGCCTGGCTCAGATTGTGGCATGACATGCCAAATGACCCCAAGTGGCGAACGATTGCCAGGGTATCAGGACAGCCAATCGCAACAGTGATGGCAGTGTATATCCACCTTCTGGTGAGCGCGTCACGAAATGTCACGACATGTCACGGCGTGTCACTACGTGGTCACATTGATGTCACGACGGAAGATTTAGCAAGTGCGCTTGATGTGATGGAAGACGTAATTGATTCAATTTTGCATGCAATGCAGGGGCGGGTTCTGGATGGTGACCTTATTTCCGGATGGGAAAAACGTCAGGTGCTGAAAGAGGACAATGGTAACGTTTCGCAAACGGCAAAATCCCCGGCAGAGCGTAAGAGAGCGCAGCGGGAGCGGGAAAAGCTGCGGAAACATAATGCTGATTGTCACGATGAGTCACGACGTGTCACGCATCTGTCACGACAAGTCACGACAGATAAAGATACAGATACAGAATTAAACCCCACACATAACGCGCGCGAGAGTATTCCGACCAGTGAGTCGAATGGTGCGCCGTTGCAGACAGCCGAACCTGAATACCTGGACGGCCTGAGCGAACCCATCGGGAAATTTTCGATGACTACTGTCTGGCAGCCGTCGCCGGATTTTCGACAACGGGCAGCAGTGTGGGGTATGGCTCTGCCTGAGCCGGAATTTACACCTGCTGAGCTTGCCGCATTCCGGGATTACTGGATGGCGGAGGGGAAGGTTTTCACGCAGGTTCAGTGGGAGCAGAAATTTGCCCGTCACGTGCAGCACGTCAGGGCACAGGTAAAACCAGTCAGCAAGGGGGTAAGCCATGCAGCATCAGGTGGCACGGCATCACGGGCAGTTCAGGAAATCCGGGCAGCACGCGAACAGTGGGAACGTGAAAACGGATTTATCAGCAACGGAAACGGCCTGGAAGCTGTGGGAGCTTATGGGGGAGGTGTATTCGAACCGCTGGACTCAGAAGAACGGGGCCGCACCTTCGAAGCTCTGGATTGCCCAGATTGGTGCGATGACTGAACAGCAAA